GCACGAGGGAGCGTAGTGGGCCGTTGGCTCCGCTGCCGATGGTGATGAGCATGCTTTCGAAACTGCCGCTCAGGTTCTCCAGGTCGCCTTTGAGGTTATCGTTCTTGGCCGCGGCCTGCTGCGCCGCGAAACCGGAGTCCTCGACCTTCTTCGTCCACTTGTCGATGCCCTTCGCGCCCTCGTTGTAGAGCACGTTGGCTGCGCGGATGGCATCGGAGCCGAAGATGGTGGCCAACGCCTGGTTGCGCTGCTCCTGCGTGAGCCCGCCCATCTTGTCCTGCAATTGGCCGGCGAGATTGGCCAAGCCGATGAAGTTGCCTTGCGCGTCGTACGCGTTGATGCCGAGCTCCTGCATCAGGTTCTTCGCCTTGGTGCTTGGATTCGCCAGCGAAATGAGCATGGTCTTCAGACTGGTGCCAGCGTCCGAGCCGATCATGCCTGCGTTCGCGAACGCGGTGAGCGTGCCCACGGTCTCCGTCATGCCGATGCCAAACGAATTGGCGACCATGCCGGACTGTTGCAACGCATAACCCAAGTCACGGGCCGAACCTTGTGCCTTGCCTGCGCCAGCCGCCAACGCGTCAGCCACATTGCCGGCCTGTTTTCCGGTCAGGTTGAACTGGGCCATGGCGGAGCTCATGAGCTCCGCCGCCTCGGATACCTGCATGCCGTCGGACGCGGCGAGGTTCAACGCTCCGGAAAGACCGCCGGAGAGAATATCGGTGGTGCTCATGCCGGCCTTGCCGAGCTCGTTGATCGCGTCGGCCGCCTCCTGCGCGTTGTACACGGTGTTCGCGCCCGCGTCGATGGCCGCCTGACGCAGCTTGTCCAATTCCGCGGCGGAAGCCCCCGTGTTGGCCTGCACGGTGCTCATGGCCGCATCGAACTGGGCGAACGTGGTCACCGCGGCCACGCCCACGGCGGCGCTCACGGCACCGACCGCCAAGCCGACCTTGGTGAGGCCGGCGCCGATCTTCTGACCGGTGGTCATCGGCTTCTCCAACGCGGTGGACAGTTTCGACGCCTGCGCGCTTGCGGCCTGCATCCTGGTCGTGTAGTTCGACGTGTCGGCCATGAGCCGGATCATGATGTTCTCATTCAAACCGGCCATACGCCGCCTTTCTCTAGATTCTGACTGGTTTCCGCGTAAGACTGGTGGTCAACGCGCCTGATGCGTTCGGATCCGGAGAACCGGACCCCCGGTATTCCTCCAACGCCCGGTTCCGCTCATAGGCGGCGAAGCACAATTCCACTTCGCCCTTCAACCGCAATGCTTCGAACGCGTCCTGATCATGACAGACGCGCGTATCCATGCCGCACAACGGGCAGATGCGATTCTCATAGGATTGCAAAGCGAGCATCCACATGCGCTCCGTCTCATCCCATTCCACTGCATCATCATCGGCTGGCGTCCAGCCGTTGAAGCGTTTGAGGCTCATACCCAGTTGCCGTGCGCAGCGTAGGGACGCGAGCAGTTGCGGGTCGTTGCCGATGATGTCGGCTAGTTCAGTGATGCCAGCAACGTCAACGTCTCTTTTGGGAGGCTGGTGACCGGAGTGTTCAGTTCCTGGATGGTCGTGAGGATTTCCGCCGTCTGCGAGTCGGTGAGACTATCCAATAAGGTCTTCACCGATTCCGGTGACGCTTCCATGGCCTTGCCTACCGGATCCTTGATGGCACGCAGCATGCGCGGGAACGCGAGCTGCAGCAGCCGATTCATGTCGCGGGACTGGCGCCCGTTCTCCATGCTGGTGCAGCGCAGGATCAGCTGGTTCCATTCGTTGGCACGTAACCCCTCAAGCGTGACGGTCAGTGTGCTCTTTTGCACGTCCTGCACGGTTTTGCTGAGTTGTTTTGCGAGTTTTTCACGTTCGCCGCGTGCGGCCGACGCTTCGGCCTCGGTCATATTCTCCAAGGCCTTGAGCTCGTTGATCCGGTTGGTCAGTTCGATGGCCGCGCGCAACGCGGTCATGTTCGTGACAATTTCCACGCTCGTATAGGGGGAGTGCACCTGAAGTTCCATATGTCGCCTCTTTTTCTGAAGAATGATGTCCTCTTTCATATGTCTCACAAAAAAGAAGTCCCTCCCGTCGCGAAAAGAGGACTAGAAAACGGCGGGAGAGAAGATCAATGGGTTAGGCGGCGGTGACCACGGCGGTCTCATCCTGAGAGCCCGGATCAGCGGAGAAGCTGATGGTGCTCAGCTGACGCTGGTTCGACGCATGCGCCACCGGCGTCTTGATACCGACGACCACCGGGAACACGCTCACCACGTCGCCGGCCGCGAACGGGTCATCCGTGGCCTTGCCGCGGCGACGCACGATGTAGCCGGTGGCGCCGGAGATGAGCTTAGCGACCGCATCGTTCGTCTCGCCCTTGATGTTCACGTTGTCCAGCACCTGCAGAGTGCCGTCCGTGAACTTCTCCTGGCCTGGAATCTGGCCAACCGCGGCGGCACCTTCTCGGTCATCGTCGATCATGTCCTGCGAATGGGTGAGCTTCCATCCGTCGGAGGTCAGCCAATAGGAGAGGTCCAGCACGTCGGTGGTCAGTTCCACGATGGTCGGCTTCTTCACGTTGGCGATGGTCGGCACGAAGATGGTCTTTACTCGACCGTCCTCGAGATACGCCTTCACATTGTTCGGCATAATATGCTCCTTGCTTTGAATAACGATTGATAAGAGAGGGGGGGAGGTCCGGTCTATTGGCCGAATCTCCATGAGATGACGCGCATCACATACGCCTGACCGGTTTCGGGGTCGGTCAGTTCGCTCGCATACACGCCGGAATCCGAATATGGGACCAACGCGCCCATGCCACGGGGATGCACTCCATCCAACGCCGTCATGAACGCCTCGCACGCAGAATCCACGTCGTTCGCATAGGCGGCTACCACGCGGATATCCAGTTCGAACAGGCGACTGGTCACGTTCACCGCCTCGTTGACCGTGCGGTCAGTGGAGCGTACGCGCCATACGATCCATGGCGGGGCCGGACCGGTGGCCACATCCTCGTACACCCGCCAATGCGGCATGGAAGGCAACAGCGCCCAGATGAGGTCTTTGGCTTCACTGGTTTTCATAAGGTGCTCGCCGCCTCCCGCACGTATTTGGCGGTGGTCTCGAATTCTTCCTCGCCGTGCTCGTAGAAACGGTGGGTGCCGCCGCCGCGAGACGTGCCGAAGAACGCGATGTTCGCCAGATTGCCGGCACCGCCCTTCGGCGGCGCGATATCCGCCTCCACGAGGGTGCCGGACTCCTTCATTTCATAGGAGACGGGGATTCGTGAAATGCCCCTGTTGGAGGAGGTTCGCACGTCAGCGAGTATCGCGGTCTTGATGTTCTGCGCGCCATGCTTCACCGCCGCCGTCACAAGCCGCTGCTTGCGAATCGGCACCGATTTCAGCTTGGCGGCGAACGCCTTCACCTGACTCACATCGACATCGACCACGCCCATCAGCCACCACCAGCCTTCGGAATCTCGCGCACGTTCCAGCGTCTCGCCGTCGCATGAGTTTTCTCGGACTGCATGTTGACCAGGCGGAAGCGCCTGCCCACCAGATCAGGATCGGACGAGGCCGTGCATTCGGCCATATCCTTCTCCCGTAATCCGGTGGCGTTCATCGGCAGGTGCAGGTAGAGCAGCCATTCGGCCACGTTCCCGCCCACATTGCTCGAAGAGCCGGTGGCGCTCACCTTATCCGAGGCCGCGCCACCGGAGGTCTGCAATTTCCCCTTGCCCTCATACACGAGCTCCATCACCGGCCGGGTCAACCCCGTTTCCGGATCCGTTTCGCTTCCACCCGTGTAACGGGTGATGCGGAACGAATCCGTCATCAGGGATTCAGCGTAGGAGCGCAGTCGTCGGAGACTGACTTTACGGAACGTGCTCATCCGACCACCCTCGCATTCAGATAGCCCGGATAATCATCGTCCTCGAACCAGTAGGGGCTCATGTCGAGACTCGGCAGCTCGTTTCGGGTGATGCCGATGACTCCCAGACCGCCGATGAGCGGTGATTGGTCGGCCACGAGATCGTCCAACGTCTGCATCTCGCTGGCGGTCAGATAGATGCCGGCTTCATCGACTTTTCTGCTGCCGCCATCCATACCGTCGTCGATCTGCCGTGACCACGAGGTCTCACCTTCGGGATTCATGTAGAATCTGCCCGCCGCAGCGAGACACACATCCTGCAGGTCCTCCGGTAATGGGTCGATGAGCTGGCCTGCCTCATCGACCCATGTGCGCTTCGTGTATCTGCGGATACGGTTCGACGCGGCACGAAGGCAACGTTCCGCACGCTTCGTGTCGGCGTCTTCAATGATGGATTCTCCGAGCCATTCGGCCAGATCGTTTTTCGTGGCGAATGTCGGCAGCGGATTGCTCATAAGAGTTCTCCTTAGGCCGCTATCACGCCTGCCGCACGCAGCTGGGTGAGCAGGCTGTTGAACGCGGAGGCGAGCGCCGCCGCATCCGCGTCTGCGGCCACGTTCGGTACGGCCACGCCCTTCTTCACACCGCCTAATGCGGTGACGGAGGCGGCTGGCAGCGTGTAGGCGGCGGGAATCACGCCCTTGGCGAGCTTCGCCGCGGTGACCTGTCCATCGCCAATGGCGGCGGTGTTCACGGCGTTCGGTGCGAGCATTGCGGATGTGATGGCGCCGGCGGTCGGAGTCGTGGAATCATCCACGAAATCGAAGCCGGAGCCGTCCGCCTTCACCTTGACCATTTTGGAATGGCCTGTGCTGGGGTCATAGCCGGAGAGCGAGGCCGGTGTGACGCTGCCCGCATCGGGGGCCTTGGAGCCGCCGACGTTGACTGGATTATCATCGACGTCGAACACGGCGATTTCGGCTACGTCCTGGCCGTCAACAATGGTCGGCTGGGAAACGAATCGTATCTGCTTGGCCATATCAGGCACCGACCTTCGGGACGATGAAGCCGGCCGGATACTGGGTGCCCTTGCCGGTGACGCGGGTGACCGGGTTGGCCACCTGGAAGCCGACGCGCATGACCACGCGCAGAGCCTTGGAATCCTGCTGCATGAGGTTGTAGATGACCTTGCCGTCAGCGTCGCTGATGACGCCCTGGTCGAAGATCTGATAGGTCATGTCCTGACGGACACCGACCACGAACTTCGTCCAATCGGCTGCGAGCAGCACCGCCTTCGTGGAATCCCATGCGCCGTTCTTCACCTCGTTGAGCGGGTAGCCGTACAGGCTGGCAGGATTGCCCTGGGTAATGGAAGGCGTGTAGATGGGCTGGCCGTTCGCGTCGCGCAGGCCGACGAGCTGCCAGTTCAGGCCGGGCTGGCTGGCGAAACCATTGACGGCGAAACCCTTCTTGCTCAGGACTTCGCCGAGTTTGGCGACGTCCTGTGCGAGGTCGGTTCCGGTGCCCTGCGTGATGGTGGCGCCGGCTTTCTTCGCGCCGGAGAGGATATCGTCACCCCAGGTGGAAGGCTTGTCAACGCCGAAGATGCCGGCCGCATCGACCTTCTTGCCGAACGCTTCGGCGATGAGCGGCTTGACGGTATCCCACAGGTTGATTTTCGCGTCATCCACGACGGAATCCGGAATCGGGACGATGACCGCGAGTTCTTCGGCGGTGATTTGCACGTCCTCCCAGCCGGTCTTGCTGGTCTGCTTGAGCGCGCCCTCGGAAACCCAGTAGGCTTCCGGCAGGGTGGCGAGAACCGGCTGCGTCTTCTTCATGCTGCTCATCGGCACGCGCTTGGCGCGGGTCAGCAGCACGGATGATTCCGGCATGGTCTGGATGATCTCCTGGGAAACATCGTCAGGGATGAGGGCCGTGCCGAGGTCGGTGCGGCCGATGGTGTTGTCGAATGCCATGTTTGGCTCCTTTTACTTGCTGGTCAACGCGTCTCGCAGCCAATCCGTTGCCGGATTCGACGTGGGGTCGGTTCCCCCGGATGGCTTGGCGTGCACGCGCTGCAATGGGTTGATGTTGTTCTGGTCCGCGTCCTTCGCAGCCTGTGCGTCGATGCGTGCCGCGAGCTTCGCGGCCTTGTCCATGACCTCTTCGGGGTTGTCGCCGCCGATGAGGTCGAAATCCTGTTCCGTCAGAGACGGGTATTTGGCGCGGGCCTCGGCCCATGCCTTCGCCATGTTGACTTGGGCGAGCTGTTCGCGAGTCTCCTTGAGGTCGCGCTGCAGCTTCTCCTGTTCCGTGAGCTTCGCGTCCTCGATCTCGCGCAGCTTGGCGCTGCTGGCCTCGCTTGCGGTTTTGAGTTTCGAATTGTCCTCACGCAGATGCTGGATGAGATTCCATGCCTTTTCCGGTGAGAATTCCTCTCCGTCTCGCTCCCACGGCGGCTTCTGCCCGGTGTCGGTGTTCTGCTGCCCGCCAGGAGGTTCGGGAGTGTTGTTCTGCTCGTTGGCGTCATCGGCCATGATGGTTCCTTTCCGCCCGTCCTGCGGGCATAAGAAAACCCGCCATGAACTTCATGACGGGCTAGATGAATAAAGTTTTTTGCTTACCTCTTCCGGTGGGCTTTCAGAAGATCAAGATACACATGGATTGCCATGTAATCCGGATCTTTCGCAAGCTCATATACTCCGTCCGGGAATTTTGCGTATAGGCCAGGATGGGAATAAGCAATGTCCAGGGCATCAGCGATGGCCAGATCAGGTTCTCCGGAAAGAATCATGTCGCGGGCGTCTTCCTCGGTAATCTCATCGAGGCCTTTAACGATTTCGAGGCATTGTTCGGCGAGAGAAATCAATTCATCCATTGTCATGACGATCGGATTCCCTCCATTGTTTTGCCTTACTCCGTTTGACTGCGATTTTACCCGTTGGAGTATTGCGAGTCACGCCGGCGCCGCCGATTGGCATCGCCCTGTCGATGACGTATTGACCACCCACAAGGTACGCCTT